ACAGCCATTATGGCTTGAAATTACAAGCTCGAGGTGATGCTGTACAGGTACAGTCAATGATTAATAAATTAATCAATGAAAATCACGGTATTGCCAGCAGCATGGTTAATTATCAGCATGATAAAACCTATGTTCGTAATACTATGCTTATTGAAGCACTCAAGCATGTTCTTAAAGAAATTGCCCCAATGCGTACCACACGCCGTGTCAACGAACAAAGTGGCGAAGAGCTAGCTCAGGCAGAGCTAATCCTTGTTGCTAAGAACATGGTTGAAAAGTTACAAGGTATGGCTGAGGATGTTGCACAAATGCAAACAGATGATTTAATGCCATTGGTTGAAAAAATTAAAGTTGAGTTTGGACAGGATGTTGGCCAACAATTCAATGACGCAGCTGATGCAGCATTTAGCTCATTGCTAGACGCAGTAAAAGCAGGCAAAGACAGTTTAAGCCAAGCACAGGGCATTCTAACTGGTGAAGCACCAGCTGGCATGGCTGGCACAATGGGCGCAGAGCCTGCATTAGAGCCCACTGATGACATGGGCGGTGATGAGTTCGGTATTGATGATGCTGCCAGCGGCGAAGAAGAGCTACCAACAGGCCGTGAGTTGAAATAATGCGTTTGTTTGAATTAGTTGATAGTGATCAACAAGTTCTTGCCATCATTAAGCCAATCTTACTTAGAGCCAAGGCTGAGGGTGCTGAAGTTGTTAGTATGAGCCAACTACTCAACGACATGGACAGTGAAGATAATATTACTGCCGAATTAATGGTGGATCTATTCAGCCGTCATCGCAAAGACCTGGAAGACATTATTGTTAGTGCAACGCTTGACAGTATTCAATTAAACAAAGGCCCTGCTAAAACAATGACTACCAGGGTTGATAAAGATGCGGCTAAAATGAAATCAACAGCACTCAAACAAGCAATGGATCAGTTAAAATGAAAAGTGTAATGCTTACAGCAACAGAAGCTCGCGCCAAGTCACAAAATGATGCAGTTATTTTTAATGAAATACGGGACATTGAAAATGCTATACTTACTTCAGTAGATACTGGTGAATACACTGCAACAATTGATAACACTACAATGACATCATCAATCCTTGCAGAGCAATACTATGATACTTGGCAGGGAACACGTGATGATAGAGCCAGGTTCATTCAAATGGGTCAAGTTATAACATATTTTACAGACCTAGGTTACAATATAGAACGTAGAACAAATGCTTCAACTGGTAATACCTTTAAATGGATCGTCAGTTGGTAGTTAAAGTGTAGACTTTTGTTACATATTCATGTATAATAGTCTTTATGTTATTCAATCCTAAATATACTTACAATACCTTAAAAAGAGTAGAATCCAATGGTCAGCGTCTTTATGAGACGCCCATGGGCAAAGTGGCCAGCGTTACCACTATACTAGATAAGACTGCTGACAAAACTGCATTACTAGAATGGCGAAAACGTGTAGGCGACACTGAAGCCAACCGAATTAGCAAAGAAGCAGCTGGATTAGGCACGCTTATGCACACACATTTGGAAAATTATGTTCTAGGGCAAGAACGCCCAAAAGGAAACAATGTAGTTCAAGAAATGGCACGCAGTATGGCTGACACTATGATTAACGAAGCCTTTTGTGACATTGAGGAAGTATGGGGCATTGAAGCCAGCTTATACTATCCTGGCTTATATGCTGGAACCAGTGACATGATTGGAGTTCATAAAGGCACGCCTGCTATTATTGATCACAAAACCAGTAACAAACCAAAAAAGCGAGAATGGATTACAGACTATTTTTTACAGACCTGTGCATATGCTCTTGCTCATAACGAAGTATATGGCACTGACATTAGAAAATGTGTAATTAATATAATAGACAGAGATGCCAATTTACAACCATTCGTAATTGAGGGATCAGAGTTTGATCACTACTGTGAAGAATGGACTAAACGTGTAGACCAATTTTACAAATAATATATGCAACACAATACCACTGTTTGGTATGGAACCACTACAGAGAAAATATTGGCTTGGCGTGCGCTAAGAGAAACAAGTAAAAATCATAGTTTACCGGAAATTATTGACATGGTCAATGCTTGGTGGACCTATACCCCATGGGTTCGTAAAACTATTGATCCTTATAAACCTGACACATGGCCTAGTCCCTGGGACATGATTAATCGAGGACAGTTCTGTCGCAGCAGTATAGCACTAGGCCAGGCTTATACATTATGGCTTTGTGCTACTAACAGTCAAACAGAAATTTGGTTAATTAATAATTTTAGTGAACGTGATGTTCATTTAGTAGTAGTTATTGATGAGAAAATTCTGCTAAATTATACGCTGGGCCTGGTGTTAAATGTAGACGAATGCAATTTTGAAATACTAAACAAAGTTACTAGAACTGATCTAACGCATATTAAAATATAACAGAATAATCATAACCATAAGTTAAATACACTCACTACCTATAAATGTAAAGAAAGTAAAGGAATTAATACATGACAATATCTGGCAAACCTATACAGGTCTCGAAACGCAATGGCAACCTAGAACCCCTACAAATAGAAAAATGGCAAGCCCAAATTGCTAAGATAGTAAAAGGTATAGCAGATGTTAGCCAATCAATGATTGAAATCAAAGCACAGCCGCATTTTTATGATGGGATTACCACAAGAGAAATTGATGAAGTTACACTACGAGCAGTGGTAGATCTAATTGACATCGAACATAATCCCGACACTGGACACACAAACTACCAATATGTTGCAGGCAAACAACGACTAAGCATGTTGCGTAAAGATGTCTATGGCAGTTATACAGTGCCACATCTCTATGACATCGTACTAAAAAATGTCGCAGTGGGTTTATACACGCCTGAATTACTAGAGTGGTATACACCCGAAGACTGGGATCGTATGAATAACATGTTGGAACATGAAAAAGACGAGCAGTATAGCTATGCTGCCATCGAGCAACTAATAGAAAAATATCTAGTGCGTAATCGTGCCACAAAAGAAATTTACGAAACACCACAAATTCGTTACATGGTTGCAGCAGCAACAGTATTTCACAAGGAAGAACCCAACAATGCAAGAATGCGCTACATCAAAGAATACTACAGTGCCGCAAGTGATGGTCTCTTTACTTTGGCTACTCCTGTCCTTGCTGGTCTGGGCACACCCACCAAACAGTTCTCTAGCTGTGTGCTTATTCGCAGTGATGATGACTTGGACAGTATCTTTGCTAGCGGAGAGATGATGGCTAAATATGCCAGCAAGCGAGCTGGTATTGGTTTAGAGATTGGAAGACTTAGACCCTTAGGCAGTCCCATTAGAGGCGGAGAAATCATGCACACTGGGATGATACCGTTCTTGAAGAAATGGTTTGGCGACTTGCGTAGTTGTAGTCAGGGAGGTATCCGTAATGCTAGTGCAACTGTATTTTATCCTATTTGGCATTATCAGTTTGATGATCTTATTGTGCTTAAAAACAATCAAGGAACCGAAGAGACAAGGGTCCGACATATGGATTATGGGGTTGTGCTTTCGAGTTTCTTCTGGCGAAGATTCCGAAACAGAGAAGACATAACATTTTTTGATCCCAACGAAGTGCCAGATCTCTATGAAGCATTTTATAGAGACACTGCGTTATTTGAAGAATTATACGTTAAATACGAAAAGCAGTCGGGTCTACGCAAAAAGACCATGAGTGCTGAAGAAGTTTTTAAGTCGGGCATATTAAAGGAGCGAACAGATACCGGGCGCATATATCTTGTATTCATAGATAATGTTTTAAACCAAGGGCCATTCGATCCACTATATCATCCCATATATCAAAGTAACTTATGCTGTGAAATACTTTTACCTACTCTGCCTTTTAAGCGTCTTGATGACGACACTGGTCGTATTGCGTTATGCACACTGGGCAGTATCAACTGGGGCAGTTTCCGCAACCCAGAGGACATGCGTCGTGCTTGTCGTATTCTTCAACGTAGCCTCTGTAATATACTTGATTATCAAGACTTTTTATCTATTCAAAGTAAGTTAAGCAATGACGAAATACAACCATTGGGTATTGGCGTAACTAACCTTGCTTACTGGCATGCCAAGCGCGGATACAAATACGGCGAAGCTGATGCACTACACGAAGTTAAAACTTGGATGGAACATCAGGCTTACTATCTAACAGAAGCCACAGTTGAGCTAGCCAAAGAACGAGGCAAGTGTAAAGACAGCGACTTAACATATTATGGTCGAGGCGTATTTCCCTGGGAGCGTCGCGCCAAAGGTGTCAACGAACTTACAAACTTTACTCCAGAACTTGACTGGGAACCACTACGTGAACAAATGAAACAGTATGGCGTTCGTAATGCTACCCTTATGGCCATCGCTCCAGTAGAATCAAGTAGTGTAGTAATTAACAGTACCAATGGTATTGAAATGCCAATGAGTCTTATCAGCACTAAAGAAAGTAAAGCTGGATCGTTTACCCAAGTAGTTCCTGAGTATCATAAGTTAAAGAACAAATATCAGTTAATGTGGGATCAGCGCGACTGTTCAGGTTATATTAAAACTGCCGCAGTATTAGCGGCTTATGTAGATCAAAGTATTAGCACTAATACGTTTTACAATCCTGCACATTTTGCAGATAGAAAAGTTCCTACTACTTTAATCGCCAAGAATTTAATGCTGGCACATTATTGGGGAATTAAGACCTTCTATTATAGTTTGATTAACAAAGCAGGTGCCAAAGTAGCACATGAAGATGAAAACATTATTCATTTAAGCAGCATAAAACAAGAGTTAGAGCAAGACGACGAACTTTGCGAAAGTTGTGTATTATGAGCCAACAACAATATAATTTAAGTATACCAACAGATTATTTACATCGAAAGATGTTTTTGGATCCTGCTGGTCTAGTAACCATCCAGAGATTTGAAGAAGTCAAGTATAACAAAATAGTAGAATTTGAAAAAACTGCTCGTGGATTCTTTTGGGTTCCCGAAGAAGTCAGCCTAGTCAAAGACAGCCAAGACTTTAAAGAAGCCAGTGAAGCAGTTAAACATATTTTTACTAGTAACTTATTAAGACAAACGGCATTAGATAGCCTACAAGGACGTGGACCCAGTCAAATATTCACACCAGTTGTAAGTTTGCCAGAATTAGAAGCACTAGTCTATAACTGGACATTCTTTGAAACAAACATTCACAGTCGAAGTTACAGCCACATTATCCGTAATATCTATAATGTACCTAAAGATGTGTTCAACACCATCCATGACACAAAAGAAATTGTTGACATGGCCAGTAGCGTAGGCGAATATTACGATAGGTTGCATGAGATCAATTGCGGCAAAGAATTAGGTATGGAGCAGACACTTGAAATAACAGAACAAGATCATATAGAGGCAATATGGATGGCACTCAATGCGAGTTATGCATTGGAAGCATTTAGATTCATGGTAAGTTTTGCTACAAGTCTTGCTATGGTCGAAAACAAAATCTTCATTGGCAACGGTAATATCATTAGCTTAATTCTACAAGATGAGTTGCTACATAAAGGATGGACTGCTTGGATGATTAATCAAGTAGTCAAAGAAGATCCAAGATTCGCTAAGGCTAAACAGGAATGCGAAGCCGAAGTATATCAATTGTACATGGATGTTATTCGCGAGGAAAAGGCCTGGGCAGATTATTTGTTTAAGAAAGGTCCTGTAATTGGACTTAATGCTCATATTTTAAAGGACTTTGTCGACTACACTGCCGCCGCAGCACTGAAGGAAATTGGTCTTAAGTATCATGAGCCTGCTCCCAAGACCACCCCAATACCATGGTTCAACAAACACAGCGATACTAGCAAAAAGCAAACAGCTTTGCAAGAAAACGAGTCTACTAATTATGTTATCGGTGTAATGAGCGACAGTATTGACTATGACGCACTACCTGCGTTATAATAGGAGCAATGATGAAAATAAATGAAGTTGTATTAAAAGAAGTTGATATCAATCAAGTTGCCAGTCAACTAGAATTTTTACCTACAAGAAAACAAGCCCTTCAATACAAATTTGTCAAGGACGGTGAGCAGGGCAAAATGCCGCCAATGTCATATACTGTCTTAAACACTGACCAGTTAGTTGTAACGCATACTGCTGATGGTAAAGAAACACAAAAACAGGCCAAGGCTGGAGACATCATGATGAGTGGCCCTAGTAGAGAAAATTATGCTTTGGATCGTGCTAAATTCCCTAAAAATTATCAGGGAGAAATTGGACAAACAGTTGTTCCCGAACAAAGCCCTAGACAAGTAGCAGTATATAAGGGAAGCGAAGCAGTTAGTTTTACTGCTCCTTGGGGTGAGCAAATGGTTTTGAAACCTAGTGATTATCTTGTACGAGATGGTGACAGTGGGTATTACAGAATTGCCAAACATGAATACGAACAGACTTACAATCCCCCAGGACAATGATTGGTGCCCTTTGGCAGGATTAGGAGTCGAAGGGAGCTGTATGGATAATATTGCTACTGTTAGAGTAAGCACACGACGATGCAGCTATAGGGATCAATGTGAAAAACTAGTGAAAGAAATGGATAAAGAAAATGAAAGTGGAGATATACACAAAAGATAACTGCCCTTATTGTGTGCAGGCTAAAAAATTAATGGACAGTAAAGGTTGGGCTTATACTGAATATTATATTGATCCCAGTACTAGGGAGAAATTACTAGAGGAATTAACCGCTCGTATAGGAGTGGCACCACGCACAGTTCCTCAAATTTTTATCAATGATCAGGCCATTGGCGGCTATACTGATCTAGTTGCGTGGGTAAAAAATCAATAAATACTAACATGTTAAAAGAAAATAAGATAGGGCAAATTATTAGCTTAAAATTGAGCAGCGGTGATGAAGTTGTTGGCAAAATTATTGGCCAAACAGCAGATGGCATTACTTTAAGTAAGCCTGTAATTCTTGCTGCCAGTAGAGAGGGACTTGCGATGGTTCCTTTTATGATGACTGGCGATCCAGAAAGTGATTATTTGTTTAAAACCAATAACATTATGTGTATTGTTGAAACAAATGATCAAGTAAGTGATGCGTATGTTCAAACCACCACAGGAATTTCACCAGTCAGAAAGCCTGGTATAATTCATGCCTGAA